AGTTTTGCTGTCTGGTTCCCGGAAGAAGTCTTGATACCCCGGAACATGATACGGCTCTTAGTCATCTTATTGACTATGTCCGTCTTTGTGGTCTTGAAATATTTCGTGGTACCGTCCAAATCTATCTTCTCCATCATTTCGGGGATGATAGACATACCGGCAGAAACCATCGTGTAACGGGTGTAAAGAATCTGATGAACAATCTTCTCTACGGGAGTCATTTCAAAAGTCAACCGCTCAATAAAAGTAGAAGCATTGAAAGACTTTCCGCTACCACGCCCACCGGTGATGAGAATAATGAATTTCTCATTGTCGGTGTATAACGGATGGTATATTTCTTGGGGAACAATCATTTCAACTTGTCTTTAATCCAAGAATCAATAGTGATTCCATGTTCAATATCTTTAGGGATGTCGGCATCTTCATCTTGCTTGCGTTCAACTTTTCTCCAGTCTTCATCGTAATGATACAACCAAGTCATTTGAGCACTTAAATTGGGAGCTAGCTCACCTTCTACAACTTGTACTTCTTCTTCGCCTGTCAGATTGCCATCTCTATCCCGTAACTTACGAACTGTGGTATTCTTAGTTTTTATGCCACCAAGAGCCATTGCAAGAAATTTAGCACGTACAAGAGAATTTATCGTGCAACGCGCACGCGAAAGGACATCACTTAATTCACTGTATGTACTTTTCTTCTCGCTAAACTTTTGCGGTGACAATCCGATAGCGTGGGCTATTTCCTTGTCAGTGAATCCCTTTTTGGCATACGATTCCACGAGAGAAAGAAAGTCCTCGCTTGTATAGTCAAACTTTGGCTTTCTTCCTCCTTTACCTTTTCTGTTTTGAGATTCACTATTGCTCATATTACTTCTTTAATTTTCCACATTTCTCACATTGTTCATACCTGAACTCAGAGAACATCACACTACCTTTCCAAACATAATGATGAACACAAAACAGGTTTTGCTTTAGAACATTCCTTATCCAAAGTATAAAATCGCCAATCATAATTTTAACCGTTATTGTTACCCATATATACACGGCGAGAAATTGGCTTGTTTCCATAGACATCAACTCCTCTTTTTGAGAAATAGCTATCTATTTTCTCAGCATATCTTCCCATTATAGATTTCGTTTTATCCCTTATGTTTCTTTGTCTTGCAGAACCTAACCCGTATTGCCTTCCAGCGTTGTACATTATTCGTCTGGACTGCTGATATAACTGGCTATACGTTTTCTTTCTAACTCAGCTTTCCTCCCAATAATTAATCAATCCTTTCTATTTGTTCATCAAATACTTCTCCCTTTATGAACTTCATATCAGGGTCATACCCAAACCTTTCGCAGAATGCGGCTTTAGCTTCATAGGTATCAAAGGACAACATCACATAGGCATCCATGTTCTCGGCTTGCTTCTGTGCGTTTTTTTTCACCTGATGCTTGACCTCTTTCATGTGGGCAACCTTTTCGGCACGTTCCAACTGCTTGGCGGCTTTATCGGCTTCTTTCTGTTCGGAAACTGGGACCATCATATCAGACAAAGCATCCGCAATAGAGTTTTCCTCTTCGGTCTGCAAAAGATAGTCGACACCAATCATATTCAAGTCAGCATCGGTTAAGCCCGCATCTTTCCAATCAATGTCGGGAACAATACGGGCAAGGGCATCAAAATCCCAAGAACCTTGTGCGTTAGGGTTGTTCATTAAAATATTTAACTCCTTTTCCTGCTTCTCGTCCACGTCTATGACATCGACACGAATGCGGTAGTCGTTATCGGGAAACTTCTGTAATTCGTCCATGACGGATAAACGCTGGTGTCCGCTGACTACGGTAAGCCCGGTACGCTTATTCACAACTATTCCACCTACCAATCCGAATTTCTTGATGCCACGTTTCAGTGTCTTACGTGATTCATCGGAAAGTTTTCTCGGATTGTAGTCTGCAAAACGAATGGCAGAACGGTTAAGTTCTACCGATTCACTCTTGATATATTTACTTAGTTCCATACATATTACTTTTGTTGATTATGATACTCCCAAAGTACTCTTTCAGCCATCGGGAAAGTTTTGTAAATTCTCTGTAAGTCCTGTGGATAGTTCTTCTCCATCCAAAGCATACAATCAAGATTGAAGCCTACTCCCGAACTGGCTTTCAATGAATACCGAACTGGTTCGGGTAAATTATGCTGCCTCATATAAGCAAGAATATCCTTTTGTGTCCAATCAGCCAAAGGATAAACCATACCGTTATTCTCGTAACCGTTTACTTCATACCCTTTCAACATAAGTCTACGATTCATACCGTCAGCTTTTTTCATACCCAAGAATGTATAATAAACTCCATGAGTAAGTTGCATAGCCTTTACCACATCTGCCAACTTCAACAGCTTTACTTTCAGATTTGGCACACAATACATACCGCCACGGAGAATATAAGTGAGATTCCAATGTGGTACTTGAACAAACTCTATTTTCGGATATTTGGCTTTAGTCCAGTTTATCCAACGGTTAATATGTTCCAAATTCTTGACGAAATACATGAACACGCAAACAATCCGGTCAAACTTCGGATAGACTAAATCAAGCAGAACAAGCGAATCTTTACCAAGTGATAAAAACAGTAAAGCCTCATTCGATTTTACCCGAATGAGGTCTATATATTGACTCGCTTGTTCTACTTTGTTCATAGCTAGCCACCACTTAAACCAAATGAAATACGAAGATCACTGTAACGCTGTCTGCGTGATCCTAACTGTGTGGCACTTGCTGTACCTCTACGATTGGCAACCAATCTACCACCTGCCCCTGCACCATTCATATTTCTGCGAGGTCCGGCTACTCTGTTAATTCTTCTTGCGACTCTGCTTTCTAATTTTAAAAGTTAAACAAATCAATCTATATGTTTCTCTAATATCTTACCCAAAGTATAATCCATTTGTGCGGCAAGATATTCTTCGCCTTGATGTTCGTAAACAATATCATTACCGTTTTCATCTGTGAGAATTACTGCTTCTGCATTCTTTACCTCTATAATGATGTAAGGACGTTTACCCGTATATGCACCTGTCAGAAGCTTGATTGCATCGTACTTGATAGGCTTCAATTCTACCTCACCTTCTTCAGGCAGTTCTGCATCAGTCGGATATTCTTTACCGCCACATAGGTAAGTGATATATTTCTTAGCGTTTGTTGGTCTGATTTCACGGTATTCGTGGGTTTTCTTGCCTGCCAAGATTTCATCGAAATACTTCTGTTTGATGCTTAATGTAAGAATGTTCATAATCGTGTCAAATTTTCAAGTTAATATTCATTGTTGCGGGGGGCTGAATCGAACAACCGACCTCTACCAAGTCAAAGTAGCGAGCTAACCAACTGCTCCACCCCGCGATTGTACCCCAAAGGTACTACCACAACCAAAGATAACGAAATATCTTCAATCGTTATACACGACAATCGGCTTATTGTCGTGAACTAAGCCATTTATCCCGTCTTTCTCTACACGCCTCTAAGGTAGGTGCACAACAAGCAAACAGTTCGCCACTTTCAGTGCGATAGTCATATTGGTACATTCTTACTCTCTTACCTTTCAATTTGGTAGTGTAAGTGCAATAGTTTTCTTTACCGGGTTGACATACGCTGCAACCTCTTTCGTCGTTAATTGAGTTCATAATTATTTATCAATACTTACTTAGTAATTTGTAAAACATTCGCCTTTTCTCTATGTATTTAAGACCATTTCGTCTAAGACCTCGCTTTGATTTTGATACAGTCATTTGGCAACCTGCAACGCCAACGTAGATGCAATTTGAATGATGCCTTTTGGCTTCTTTGAAAGCCCACCAAATCGCTTCACGACAATATCTATAGCTATCATTTTGAACACCCTCGTATCCTCTACTCAAAATGAAGTGACCTATTTCATTTGCTTCTTCTTCTGAATAGCATATTGTGAATATATTATTCATCCTTTCTTTGCTTTACTTGTTCAACCAAAAACTTCTTAAAATCATTCTTGTACTGGCTGTGAATGATTTTATACTGATGGAATAGGTTAGGCAATTGTTTGTAACCTTTGCTATACAAGAATTTGGCTACTAATTCAATCTTTTCACGGTTACTGAAACCTCTGTCCTTACACATGTTAGTTATACAAACATTCGCCTTGCAGGTAGGCTTCTTTTCAACCGGTGGCATGTATTCATGTCTGTCATAAGCGTGCGTTCTTGGATAACCAACCGCTTCACCTAAATACTCACCGGTGATAAAATCAAATTCACCACTAATTAAACTATCTGCTATTTCACCCATAATAATCAATATTTAATGTTTCACATTCAATCTTTCTTCACTCGTATAAGCCACGACAATCCCGGTTTCATCATGCCGTATCGTGACATACTTTTCGCCTCTTTCTATGGTAGAAAAGTCACACATAGAGCACAACCTACCTAATACTTTGCCCAATTGCTTCATCAGTGGGGCTTCAGGGCTGATAACTAAAACTAAATCTGCTTTCATAATCGTGTATATTGTGGTAGCTCGAAAGCTACCGGATTAGAACTCAACCAATATCAATCTTTCTAAAGAACCTGATGCTTTCACCCACATGTGATTGTTTTCAAAACCATAGTCAAAGAACAGCTTAAAGTAAGGGTATTGTACTATTAAAGAGTTCATACAGCCTCTTAACTCGTCTTCTGACATACAAGAAGTTATTTCATTGATTATTTGAACGAAAAGGTGTAAAACTTCTGGTTCATTATTCAATAACGGTTTTTCTATAACTGCTTTTAAAAATATATTTTCTTTCATATTCTTCTATATTGCGCAGGGCTTTCGCCCTGCTGGTTAAACTTATAATATTGTAATCTCTTTATTGCCTATCTCTGTATCTACATTCAGAACCTCGTACTTTTGAGCCTTGTAGTTATAAACAACTTCACAGGTATTGAAGCCTCTGCCATCTTCTCTTTGGTCATAAACAGTATCTATATGCTGATACATTTTATTGCCTAACATGAAGTTTACCTTACCTGACGTGCAGAAGTAAAATGCTACTGCATATTTCAATGTCTTCTCTTCATCAATCTTCTTTGTTGCCATATCTTATATATTTTAATTGTTATTCAAACTATGTTTTTATTATCACGATGCAAATATCAAATTTTATTTTGAATAAAACAAATTTTGATAGAAAATTTTTCAAATTATTTTTTGATACTATTCTTTATATATTCTATGTATAATTTGAAAACTATTCCTATCTTTGCATCAAATTATAATTTGAATATCATGCTAAGAGTACAAGAAATCTGCAAACAGCAGGGCATTACCATGCAAGACCTTGCTAAAAGAATGGGAGTGACATATCAGGCCTTGTATGCCGCAGTGTCCGGCAACCCTACCATTGGGAAGTTAGGTGAAATAGCAAAGGCATTAGATGTAGGAATAATTGACTTACTGAATGAGGATAAAGAAGAAAACGCTATTATTTGCCCCCATTGTGGAAAAAAGATAAAAATAGAGAAAGGAGAATGATATGGATGTCAATACAATTATCAATATTATTGCTGTCATTTTAGCCATAGGGAACTTTATATTCTTGTGCAGTATATCTCGAAAGAAAGCATATAACGAAGAAAAAGGGAAGAATCTTGCTACCAAAGAAGACATAGAAAGCATTACTAATATCATTAAATCAGTAGAATCCCAATACAATAATTCATTAGAATTGTTCAAAATGGAATTACTCAATGAATATGAGTTTTCAAAATCACTTTTTGAAATATGCAATAATTTAGACAAAGAGTTAATAAATCATCTAATTGAATGTAAAAAAGACATTGAAATGGATGAAAGTTATGAGTCACAAGGACAATTAGGACAAGCTATTAAATCTATCAATGATTTAGGAGATTTCTTACACTGTTACGAATCTAGATATTCAAATTTAAAGAACTTCAACAAATTAATACAAGAATGCGATAAAATGTATAGTGTCTATATTGATTTAGATAGCGGAAGAGATATTCAATTTACAAATTATCGTCCCATAACAAAGAAGGTTCAGAAGTATATAAAAGACATACTTAAAATAATAATTCCACCAATTAAAGTAGGTAACGCAGAAAAGCCGGAGCACTAAACTCCGGCTCATTAATTGATTAGCCCTTTGAATTTTAACCGATTTACGATTTCGGTGTAAAGATACTCTATATCTCCACTGAAATCCCCATAATTCTGATAGAGAAACACGACATCAGCACAATTGTCGGAAATGGTACATTCTGATTGAACTCCAAGAACCTTTGCTATTTCTGGACGTAACCCTGATGCCATTTTCCCACCGGCGAGCGAACTTGGAGAAAACAAATACAGGATAATGAAGATGAACTTCTTCCGCTGGGTTACACTGTCAATATTCGGTGGACATCCTCTCTCATTCAATAACTCAACAAATATTTTATAGATTTCATGGATAAGGCTCTTGTCTTTCAGAACCGGGGCAGTCAAGGCGTTTTCTTCCTCTGAAAGTTCTGATTTCTCGATACGAATCTTTTTAAGACGAATGATTTTATTAAAATCCAGCTCCATAACACGATTATTTTAAAAATAAATAGTATATTTGCATCATAATCGTGTGAGGGAGGATTGAGTGGTCGTGCGCTTGGTTCTCCTTTTTTTATTTTACAGAGTTATTCTTTTCCTGAATAATCTGATTTTGCTCGTTCACCTCCCTACCCCATATCATAGCGGAATAGATGGCTTTTGCATACAAAAAGAGTTCCTCACGACTGGTAAGGAACTCAACCACTACACGTTTGGGACAAACTATCAGCCCTTTGCCGCCTTTGTGTTTCAGAACTACCCGAAGTATCTCCAACTGAGTAACGGTTTTCTGCATACCAAAACTGGAGAATATCGCACGGCAACCGCCGGACACCGCCCAGCGAACAATATCTTTCACATGGGGATATAACGACGGTGTCAGTTCATCCGGATTGACCTCGAACCCGGTCTGACGGCTGATGGCCATCTTGTCTTTTAAAAATTCTATATATTCTTTCATTAAGCTACTTCTTTTAATTTCTTCAATCTTAAATCTCTAAGTTTTGCACAAAGTGCTTCGGCATTCTTCTTTGCCTGTGTAACCTCTACCGCATTTCCGATAAACTTCTTCTGGTCAGCTTGTGTACCAACTAACACATAATCTTCCGGAAAGCCCATGATACGTTTTAGTTCAGGAATGCGAAGCATCCGCATTTTAATATCCACTATGCCATACAGTGCCATGAACTCCTTTATCTTCACGGTCATAGGACTATCATTGTCGTAGATTTCAATCGCTATCTGACCGCTTTCTGTTGCTACCAGATAGGGCGGCATCTTATCCATTCGTGCTATCAGGGTGAAGCAGGGGTTATCAACGGAGCCGCCAGCACTGTTGAACTGTGGATTCATCAGATAATGCCATTTCCGGTTTGCGGTTATTGTCTGTGCCGGTTCCTCTATGTTGCTACCAATATTTGAGAAAGAAGTATTCATAATCCAAGGCTTGCATGTTATAAGTTTTTGCTTGGGATTGGTTAAAATTGCCGGACAAATATTGTCAATACTTGTATGTTGTCCTCCACCGGAATACTCATTGGCGATAAACCTTGGAGTTACTAATGATAATCTGTCTTTTGTTGTAACTGTCGCAGACGGCTCGTTTACCGAACGATTAAAGCCGTTCCCATAGTGCGCTGATACGAAGGCATGATGGTCCCTGCATGTGATTGTTCCGGCAGGCTCTTCCACTGATACATTCTTGCTTTCGGGATGTCCGCTGAATTGTTTGGAAAGAAAGCAAACTTGCGCTACTCCAAGTCTGTTTTGTGTTGTTACCACCGGACATGGTTCGTCAATCCCAGGAGCGTTATATTTCCCCGTACGGTTCATAGAATTATACTTCACGAGGAAGGCATCCTTTCCTCCGGCTACAAACTTGATAAGTCCGTTATAGATACGCTCAAGCGTTTTCTCTGCAAGAGGCTTTTCCCTGAAGATGGTAGTTCCTTCATCAGAGAAATCAAGTACATCCTTTACCGGCTTCCACTTCTCCAGCCGCGAAAACATATCTTGCCTACCACCCTTACAGTGGGTCGGTTCAGGGAATACTATCGGCAAACTCTTTTTAGCAAAGATGCCGAAGAAGCGTTTTCTTGTGGTATAGGCGCCGAAGTCGGCAGCATTCAGGATACGGTGTTCAAAGTTGTAACCATATTTTTTCACGTTGCGTACCCACTTCTGATAAAGTCTTCCTTTATCCATGCTGATAGGTTTCCCATTCTCATCCATATCTCCCCATGACATAAACTCTTCTACATTTTCAATCTGAATGTAGTCAGGGGCTATAACATCAATATAACGGAAGAGATGTTCTGCCAGCGTCCGGCTATCAGCATCTCTCGGTTGACCGCCTTTAGCTTTCGAGAAGTTGGTACACTCCAAAGAAGCATGAAGCATTATCATCGAATCAGGATATAATTCACGGATACGTTCAACAATAGTATTTATCGGTGAAAGTTCCAGTGTACGAATATCCTCAATGAAATGAAGTGCATCAGGAATGTTGGCATCATGTGAAAGGATAGCATTCTTATCGTGATTCACACAGCAAACGACTTTTGCACATCTATTGCCATTTAAACGGGCTTCTTCCACGCCTTCCGACAAACCACCGGCCCCACAGAATAGGTCTATGACAAATAATTCAATGTCGGACAACCCTTCTAAGCTGCATAATATCTCTTTCAATGATTTCATAACTCAATCAATCTCCTTCGGTTTCCAATCAGACGGTAATTTTGCCCACTCGCGGAACTTGGCGTCGAAGTCGTCCATGTCCCTGAACATATCCATCTTCGAGTTCTCTGTCTCTACGAGTGAGGAGAATTCCAGGAAGTACATGTCGGCGCTCTTGACAAAGCTGTTATGAATCCTTTTCAAATTTCCGAGTAGTAACCCTTTGGCGTTCATCAGGTCTGCCGCTTCCTCCACCAGCATGTTGGCTTCGCAGTTAAGTATGTGTGCGGCTGAAAGAAGGCTGGTCAATCTGTCAATGCTACCATCGGCTACGGCGGCGTCAATTAATTGTTTTCTTGGTTTCATAATCGTGTATAAATTATTTATTTCTTATTTGGATAAACCCTCGTTTTTCGCATTCACGAAGAAGCAACAAATCTTCTTCTTTAATTTCGCATGGCGTTTCGTGGTTGATGCTCATATACCGTGAAATTCCGAATTTCCTGCATATATCGTTATAGAAACGCTTTTGCCGACCTTTTGCCATCCAACGGATTGTTAGTTTCATACGTTTTACCCCTATTAAAACTCGCTTGGCTTCTTTTCCAGACCTTCGTATCTTTTTCTATTCAATTCAGAAATCAATTCATCCGACATCCTCAAGGCGTTGATGGCAGATTTGTCACCGGACAGTGCACGTTTTTTAAGTTCCTCCCGATATTCTTCGTAGAACATCCCATTGGTTGTTCTTTGCTCATCAGCCATGTGTGCTTTATGCTCATTCCATGACTGGCTATCAGCAATAGCACAACGTTCTTTGTTGTATTCACGTAACCAGCCCATAATAACTTGCCCGTCTATGCGATTGTAACTTTCTCCATATTTCATTTTCATTGCATTTTTGAAACACAATTTGAAATCGTCAGTTTTCATGTAAGGGTATTCCTCAATGATTAAGTCTACGGTCATTGCAACCTGTGTGTCAGACATGGTATTAACCACATTGAAGAACGCCAAAGCGTCAGCAATTAAAATTACCAGTATGGCTCTCGCCTGCGGCTCTCCGAGTTTTCTGATTATAGTCCCTATGGCCGGCTCATTGCTTAGAAATACATCCTCAACTTTTTTCGGGCGCAGAGTTTCGCAATATTTCTCCGGCGAGGTCTTTAAGACGGCTAACCGATTCTCTTCTTGTGGTGACAGTATCAGTTCGTTTTCCATTATAATTTCCTTCCAATATTTTAGTAAAGTTTGCTTGTTTGAAAATCCAATCAAAGTCACATTTCCAATTGCGGTCATTAGCTCCCAGCAGGAATGGAGATTGAAGAATGAGATTGAAAACAGTCCTCACTGACTCTTTTCCATATTGGGCTATCCGGGCTTTTACAGCCTTTTTTCTCACATCGGTCATTGATTTTATCTGCTGGAGTCTATCTTTGAATGTGGAATTATAGTATTCCATCAATCCGCTGTAATCAATCTTTTCAGAGGGGGAGGGCGAAGAAAGCTTGTCTTTCTTTGATAC